CGGGGTTGGTTTTTTTAAGCTGGTCGAAAAGGTCTTTAACCTTGGCAGACTCTTCGGCAATAGAGTCGTTGGTTTTGGCGGTAGCATCTGCCAGTTGCTTATCTATGCCAACGGTTTTTATAGCCTCTTTTTGAAACAGGGAGAAAGCCGTTACGGCTGTTGCTATAACAGATACTATGGCACCAATACCGCTGGCGCTTAGCGCACCATTAAATGCTAACTGGGTAGCAGTTGCCAACTTTGTTTGCCCGGTAAGTACTTCTAATGCCAAACGCATAGCCATATAGCCACGGGTTGCAACACCCTGCGCAAAGTTTACCAGTGTTTGGGCATTGGCTGCGGCTATGGTTGCTAAACGGTAGCTTACTATTGCAGATATGCCGGTAAGCAATACTTTAAAAAATACACCAACGGCCTGTGCGTTGCGCTTAGTCCAGTCTACTACCTGTATAACGGTAGTTAGCATGCCATTAAACCCTTTGGTAACTTTTAGCTGTGCGGGGGCTAAAACATCGCCCAGGGCAATAGCGTTTAGCTTTATTTGGTTTTCTTCTTGCTGCTGTGCGGCCTTAAGGGTATTGGTAGTTATTTTGGCCTGCTCGTAAGCTACATTGGTACCCGTTACGGCTTTTGTATAATTATCAATCGCATCGCGGTTGTTAATCATAATATTGGCAATATCAATATTCTCCTGCCCAAACAGTTTTACCTGCTCGTTGGTAGTCATATTGCTGGCCGCTAAATTATCAAGCGCTTGGCCAAGGCCCACTATTGATGGTTTAAACTTGCCGTTGGTTTGCGCCTCTAACTTAGTTAAAAACGATTGCAGGTTAGTGCCTGCCTGCTCTGCACTTACAAAGCTTGGCGCAATGGCCTCTACTATGCCCACGCTCTGCTCAAACTGTATGCCTGCTAACTGAAAGCCTGTGCCTGCCTTTAGTATGGCGGTGCCTAAGTAGTCAACTTCGGCACTACCGGCTTTAGAGCCTGCGGCTAACGAGTTGGTAATACGGGCAGCATCGGCACCTTGTAAGCCAAACATATTCATACTGGCCGATACGGTAAGTATAGCCTGGTCTAAATCTATCTGCGCTGCCTCTGCCAAAACCAAAGCCTCGCGGGTAACGGCCATTAAGGCATCTTTATTTGCCAACAGCTCGGGCCGCTGGCTACCTACTTTGGTAAATGCCTTAACAATATCGTCCGCACTTTTGGTAATGCGTATGCCACTATCAAGTGTAGTTACCGATAGGCTTTTGGCGGCATCTTCTAAAAACTTAAGGTCGGTGCCGGTAAGGCCTGTTAGCGATGATAGGTTGGCAACGTTTTGGTTAAACTCGTTGCTGCTGTCTATAGCCGATTTAAAAGAAAAGCCAAAGCCTGCCAAAGCGGCGGCGGCGGCGGTAGCTAAGCCAAGGTATTTTTGAAAGCCCTGCGCTGCATTACCTAACCAACTTTGTTGGGTAGTATTAGCAAGCTGCATATTGGTTTTTACCTTATTAATCTCAGCCCCGATAAGTTTTAGCTGTTGCTGTTTAAGCTCCAGTTGTTTGCGCTCTTCGGCAGTGTTGCGGGTGGTATTATTAATCTCGGTATTTAGCGCCCTTTGTGCTGCCTGTAGTTGTTTTAACGATGAGCCTGACAGGTTTTTCATTACAGCATCAACGCTAACTGCGCTAATGCGTAACTGTTTCATCTCAGCATTGGTTTTTTTAAGGTCGGCCTGTAGGGCATCGTACCCGGCTTTATCGTTAAGGTCTTTCAGTTTGCGCATTTGCGCAGAAAGGTCTTTGGCTTTGGTTTGCAGGCGAGAAAGCTCGTCGGCGGCATTTTTGCCGTCTAAATTTACGGTGGCGGTAGCCTGTTCGTTACGGTTGCCCATTAGTTATTTCTCCAGCTTTCAGTTATTACTATGGTTGCCTCGTTGGCGTTGTATTTAGCTATCATGTTAGCCAGCTTTTTAACCTCTAGCAAAAAGGTAGAGCTAAGCCATGGGTAAGCCTTACGTTTTGTTTGCCCTATTTGGCTGTATTTAGTACCACGGCCAACACCCATATCTGCAAGCTTACCATACCAGTTAAAGGCGTACTCTATTTTGGCGGTATCGCCACCGGCATTGGCATAAATGGTATTGGTAAAAGAACGGGCCAGCTCTGAGCCTGATTTAATGCCCGTTTGTAGCACCCGCTGCTGCCAAATGCGAAGTACAAAACCTGCCCACTCCTGTATTATCTGCTCTCTGCTTAAGGTAGCCATTGGTTAGGGTCTATTTTAACAGCATCGGGTTCTAACAATGTAAATGACACAGCTATCCCCATGTAGTTATCGCCAACGGGCGGTACCTGTGTATAAGAAAAGGAAGCTTTATCTAAAAAGTAAAGGCCATGTAAATTATTGACCTTGTCTCTTTTCATCACCTCTTTTATTTGCTTATAAATAGCTTTGCAGTTATCAAAAACCGCTTTACGGGCAGCAAAATCTTTACCGGGTGAGTGCTGCAAAATCCAAAACTGGTAAAACTGCCTGTCAATTTCGTTATTGCTTAAGGGTTCAATAGTATTGCCCTCGTAGCCCTCTTGTATAAGTAAGGCGGTGCCCTGCGGTGTTTTTTTGGTGGTACCGTTGCTGATGAAATTAAAAGCCTCGGCAATGCTCTCTACAATAAATAGGGCTTTGTTGCCGGGGGTATCATCTACGTGCTGTATGGATACGTGCTTTTTGGCTATGTTTTCGAAATAATCGAAGAAGTTGAACGGGACCCTAGACTGCATGCATTTTAGATTTAGAGTTTAGTGCCTGCTCCATTTTGTTGTTGGCTTTTATGGCCTCGTTTATAGAAAACAGTACCTGGTGTGCGGGGTCATCAAAAACCTCTTTCATTTTGGTTTCCTGATTATCGGCAGCGGCCAGTGTAAGCTTCAGCATATTATCGAAAACACTGCCATTGCTTTTAGCCGTTCCTTTTTTGGCGGCAAACAAATCGGCATAGCGTTTTACCATGTAGTTTATGCACCCCTCGTAGTAAAACAGGGCGGCGGTAATGTGGTTAGCTTTCCACTCTTTCTCAATATGCTTGGCGTTATTGTCAACCTGAAAGTCGTTAAACGGCTGGCGTAGGTCGCCTTTGTAGGCGGCAGAGTCTACAGTAAGCCCAACCATCGGGTAGCGCCATAGTATGGCGATAAGCCTATGCAGGTGTTGCTTATATTTGGTATGGCAAAAGTTAGCGTAAGCGGTTTGCGCGGCGCAAAACTCAGCCCAGGTAATGTTGCCCAGGGCAGCATCAGGACCTACCATGCCGTGGCATGTTGGTATAGGGTTGTTGGTAAGGGTGCTGTTAAAGCTATAGTAGGCGGGTTTGTTGCCCGATGCCTCGTGCTTGGTAAGTATAAACTTGGTGCACTCGTCAGATACATAGGCAATATCTTCGACCTTAATAAGGAACGTATCGCCTTTTAGCTCTACCTGGTATACCTGTGGACGGGTAGCGTGGTCTTTACCCGTTACTTTAATGCCGGCAAGGTGTAAAAACAACAATACTTTAATGGTTGAAACATCGCTACCGGTATTGTATATGGTAGCAATGTGCAGTATTTGCTGCGCGGTAAGCTCGTTCCAGCGGGTGGGGAGCTGCACCTGTTTATTATCAATATTTAGTGTACGCATTGGTTATTTGTATAGGGCAATTTTACACCTATATAGCAGCAAACTAAAGGACAGCAAAAAAGCCCCGTTAACTCGTAACAGGGCCTGAGCATGAAAAAAACGTACTTACTGATAAAGCTAGATAATCTGATTGGCTTTAAGCCTCCAGTAGATAAACAGCCCCGCTATTACTGAAATAATGGTTAGCAGTATGCCAAGTTTTACGTTGCCTGCAAAATCAGATTTAACGGTTTGCTGCCGGTGTACCGATGTGGTTTTAATATCGGCTTTGGTGCTGGATGTTTGGGTTTTGGTTGCCTGTATGGGTACTGCCTTTGTTTTTGTTATGGCACGGGCGGTAACGGTGTTGTTTTTTTTGTTGTACGATAGTTTTACAACGGTGCCGTTACTCTCGGCAACAATAGTATCGCCTTTAAACAGCTCAAAAACGGGAGCAACAACAGTAGCGGTATCTCCACCAACGGTAACGGTCGTATCAATGGTTGTGGTTGTGGTTAATACCTGCTCTATTTTAATATCCTGTTTCTCCTTTGCAACATCTTTAGTTTTAACCTTGCAGGCGGATAAGCCTATTAGTAAAATAAAGCCGATAGCGATGATAAATGCCAAAAAGTAATGGCCGATGGTTAGCTTTTTCATAATGCAATTTTTAATTGTGAAACAATCATTTTATCAAGTGTGCCAAATTGCTTTATGGCCATATCCCTCAACTGTGTGGTATTGTACTTGTTATTGTAGTCGAAGTGTATTGGGTCTTTATATCCGTTAAAATCTCCACCCCAGCGCATGCCATACTTTTCTTTAGCCAGCTTTGGTATACCGGTGGCTATCCAATCGGCAAGCGGTGTTGCTTTCATATACTGTTTACCGCCTTTAACTACGTTTAAATCCATAGCAGTGCCATAGTTATGTGAACTAAGTCCGGGAGCTGCGTTTTTGGGGTTAAGTTTTTTCAACTCTGCACTCTTAGCAATAGTACGTAAGCAGTCGGTTACAATAACTTTAAAACCCATCACCTCAATATCTTTTACAAAGGCCCTAAAGTAAGGCTGTACTATAGGGTGTAGTTCTGATAATTGTGTTTCGTTATTCATTGGTAGGGGGTGTTTGCTGTTTTGCTTTGTCTTCAGCATCCAAATCGGCTGCTGTTTTTGGGGTCAAATCCTCTATTGCACCGGATTTTAAAAATCTTTTCAGCGTGCGGATAATAGGCGCAAATGGACTGTTAGGGTTTATCTCTGACACATTTTCTAAAATGCTTAACAGTTCGGCACAAAGCATCATTAAGCACATTATATCAACAAATCCGTGGCCTATCTTTTCGGCCCAGCTGCCAATCATAAATTTATCTACCTGCTTTATTGCTCCTATGGAAAGGAAATACAGTATCAGTTTGGTAGCGGTATTTTTACCTAGTTTTTGGCTTACAAACTGTTTTTTGATACGTGACTTCCATATACCCGTAACGGTATCAATACCAATAAGAATGATAAGGCCCACGATAAATGAGGGGTCGCTCCATACGTATTGGAAAAACAGGTTTTTAATAATGGTAAGTATGGCGGCAAGCGATATTACCAATAAGCGGCCTTCAGGCGTATCTGTACCCATGATGGACAGAAAGTATTTGTTAATAGGTTGGGCTAGGAATTGTTTCATAACTCAAATGCAGGTAAAGTATTTATAAAGTTTTCGGTTTTTGTTTGGGTAGCAAAATGGGCATAGGTAAGCTCCCACACTGTATTTTGCCAAGCAACTAAGGCTTGTGCCTCGGTATACCATTGGTTATCCATAACGGCAAACGTGGCAGCGTTATCCATAGAGTAATAACCATACTCCACAGCCTTATTATTTAGCATATTATTTACCTGGTCGGTAATCTGCTTTTTATATAAATCATAGTCATTTGCAAAGGCAAGTTCCTCGGCTTGCCTTTGGGTTACTTCGTCATCTGTTAAATAAACTATTTTGGCATCTACTATTTTAAAAGGCTTTTCCATATTAATACCCATAAAGACTTATTATTCCACTAGTAAATGTTCCGCCAGCGGGTAATATCCGCACAGCCGTAATACCGCCTGTACTTACATATTCGCCAAATCCACTTTGGGTAACTTTTAAACCTGTGCTATCTCTATAACCACTTATATAGGTCATATTATGCCACATTGCTGCATTGGATGGGTCATATAATGTTATAGCGCAGTTAAATCCACGTGTTGATATATTTGACTGTGTTCCATTTGAGCCAAGTAGTATGCTACTATCGCCAACCGTTCCGCTTGTGCCTTGTGAACCGCCTGTTGCATATTCCCTTGACCACTCATAAGCCGCTGCCCCGCTTTGCCATGTTGGTGTGGAGCCTGTACCTACCCTATATAGTATTGAGGTATTATTATTGCTAGGCACAAGCCTATTTATAATAACCATGTAATTTTTATACCCACCTGTTAAGTTAAAATCTACAGAGGTGGCACCCGATGGTATATTTGTGCTTGTTATTAAATTGCCAAAACCCGCAGGGCCTTTTATATTGGTAACAACAGAATACACTCCACCTGATTTTAGATAAACATCGCCGTTTGTGCGGTTTAAATAATAATCGCCATTAATACCAAGGCTGTTAGATGGTACTCCTGTTCCATCGCGCCATGTTGCGCCATCGGCACCATTTGCGCCCGTTGCTCCTGTTGCGCCCGTTGGTCCTGTGGGGCCTGTTGGGCCTGTAGGTCCTGTTGCGCCCGTTGCGCCCGTTGGTCCGGTTGGGCCTGTGGGGCCTGTTGCGCCCGTTGCACCAACTAATGATGCCAACCAATCGGCCTCGGTACCACTAAAGCCATTGTTAACGGCTACCTCGTAAGCTGATAAACCGTCTGATGCTGTGGGTTGTAAATCCCAAACGGCAGCGCCAGTGGTATTATCGGTACATACGTAAATGCTGCCATCGTCTAACACCCAGCGAGAGCCAACTAAAAATCCTTTTGTTGTATCGTCGGTAGCGGTTGGTGTATTTGTAAAGTTGTATAGTACCTCGCGAATGGTAGTACCACCATCGCCCATAATATATAAGCGGCCAGCCTCCCATTTAAACTCGTACCCAACAGAGCAGATAAGAGCGATGCCTTTGCCGCCTCCATTGCCAGCATCAATTGAGCCTTTGCGTAGGCGTGAGCCATTGTCTAACAACACACCGCCACCATCGCCAAACTCAGCCTGTGCGCTGCCTAAAAATACAATGTTGTTGGTGGTAGTGTTGGCAACATCGGTAACATCTTGCAGGCTTTGCGAGCCAAAAGAGCCTGAGCCTACATAGGCTAAACTATTCCACGGGGTTTGCCCATCGCCAACCTTAAATAACAGTACAGTAGTATCGTAGGTAACAGTGCCCTTTTTAAGTACGGGGTTAATGCTACTCCACGATGCTGTTGGTAATGCCTGTACGGTATAAAGCATGGGTTAGGTTAGTTTACAAATTTTAGTGTTGGGCTATCGGCAGCGTTGGTGTAACCAAGCTTGTTTGTGTTTAAGTTTTGCAGGCCGCTGTTGTAGTACTCGGGCAGTATGCTGGCTGTGGCGGTATCATCAACATACTTTTGTAGTATAGCCTGGTAGTTGTTGGCACGGGGTAAGTAGGTGTCTTTGTACATATCGCCGGGGGTTGCCATATCGGCCATTGCGGCATAGGCTATAACTGCGCAGGCTTTTCGGTAGGTGGCGGCATACTCTGGGTTATTGCCATCAAACAGGGTACCGTTGTTTAACAAGGTTTTAATTTGCTCTACTAAATCGACACCTAAAACCGTTTGTACCATATTAAACTGCGCAAAACGTAAAGCCTCGCGAGCGGTATTATAGCCGGTATTATTTATAGGCCAGTTGGTAAGCTGACTAAGGTGCATGCGGGTACGGATAAACTGCTCTGTTGCTATTTGGTAGCCATCGGTAGTAAGCCACGACTCGAAATCGGACTCCGAAGATTGGCTTACCATATAGTTTAGCAATTTCTCCAGGGCAGCATAGCCAAGGTCTATTTGTGCATTATAAAAATCATCGGTACGCTCTTTAGATGCTACCACAAAGTTGTTGGTGCTTTGGGTTTGAAAGCCTGCCGATGTAACGTTGATATTTAAGTCGGCCTTAGCCTTTGCCATTGCAAAATGGGTAACAAAAGCCTGTACGTATGGTAGCAGGTTGTCGTAGTTGATATTTGGCGTAGGGTCGCTGTCGTTATGGTAGGTATCTAAGGCTAATACCAATGTTGCGCCCAGGTAATACTCGGCATACTCTGCCTGTGCCGATGCTATATAAGGTACAATATCATCGTACTGCAAATTGGCGGCAGCTTTGGTGTATAGCTTAAGGGTATCAATATCTTTAATTAAGGCCATGGTAGTAGTTAGGGGGTTTGCGATACAACTTTTACGGCACCTGTACCGGCATCGAGCGTGGTAAGTACCAGGTTAGGCACATCGAATTTTAGGGCAGCAGGCCAGCCGTTTATCTGCTTGATAACATAAAGCTCTTGCAGTATCATTTGGCGAATGGCTTTTTGCATTGCCTGCTTGATGATAAACAGCTCGCGAGCCTCTGTACCATTTATAGAGCCGGATGTGCCGGGGGTTGCTCCAATTAACGATGGGTGTACGCCCAATGCGTAGCTGATGATATTGTTGGTAAGGTCTGAGTCGTCGATATACTCGCCCGACTTAATGTTGTTATCAACTACCTCAATCTCTATCAGTTTTTCGTACTTGTCGGCAAACTTGGCTTTGGTAGAAATCCACGAGCGGCCCGTGTTTTTAGAGTCGGAAAGCCAGTCGTCAATTTCTTTAAGGTGTTTTGATTTGTCTGCTGTGCAAAGAGTAATATCGCCCTTAATGCCCATAGATACCCAACGTTTGTCCCAATACTCCTCGGCTATGTATATTACATATTTTACCGCAGCCTGGTTAGCCATTAAAGCCTTTTTAAACTCGGGTATTTTAATGGCAAAATCAAACCAACCACTCTCAAAAATACTCCACCAATAGGGTTTTGAGTAGTAAGTGCGGCCGGGTGTTGGGCGTGAGGTACCAACTACAAAGCTGTACTGTTTAGAGTCGACTTTTTTACCATCAGGGTACGGCTCTTTGCCCATTTTACGGGCTATTTTGTAGTATAAACTACCGCCCGATATGTATGGGTTTATAACAATTTGCTCTTTAGTAGGTGTTACACGGGTGCCAAACTGGGCAGAGTATAGGTGGTACTCAATTTCGCCTACCTCATTCATAGATGAAAGGCGGGAAAAAGCAGCCTCTAACTGGTGTATTTCGGTGATTTTTCGGCTCTCCGGAGCCTGCCTATCGGTAATAAATTGGGTATAGCTATTGAAAAAGGTATCGGTATCTACTACTTTCTCATAAAACCATCTGTTAACGTTGTTGCGCTCGAAAAAGGTAGCTACTTCGTCAAGCTCGTTGGTTTCGGGTTTCTCAATAACTACCGCGCCATTGTCTTTTTTAACCTCGTATCCATATACTACGCCATCGCCAAAGCCAATCTCGTAGTTGAACTGCAAGCCAGCGCCCAAAATAGGAGAAAGCCATATTTTAGATAGTACCTG